TCTCATCGTATTGATCAGGGTCGGTCAATCGCGCCGCGTGCTCATTGGGATACGGTCGTTCCATTGTGCGATCTTGCAGTGCCTTAATCCTATCGGCCTTTGATGTAGACCAACTCTGGCCAGCATCCCCGCCCCATGCCGCCCATGCCACACGGCCGGGCGACGGATAGCCATCTTCACCTTGGCCGAAGCCCTGCCCTTGCTTGTCCACCTCATGCCGCGCAAACCAAGCGGCCATGGTGATCACGGTGTCGGGCGACAGCTCATCGCCGCTCAGGATCTGCGATGCCCTGGTGGCTGCCACGTCAGTGCCGCCCTGCTCACCATCGGCCTTCCATGCGCGGTAGCGCTCAGCCTCCTCGCGCATTCCAGCGGTTGGCATCAGGTTGATCTCGGTGCCGTTGATGTTGGCCATTAGGCGGGCTCCTCGGTAGGTGGCTGCGTCTCTGGGTATGGCTGCATCTGCTGCTGGCCGGCGCCGGTGACCTGCGTCGGATCACTGTCAACGACGATGCCCATTTGATCGAGCATCGCCAGTTCGCTTTGCCGCGCCAGCAGCAGCTCATCAAGATCCCCGCCCTGCTCTGCAACCACCTCGCCCAGCGTCTTGAAGCCGCACCGCACTGCTTCCTTGTATGCGGCCACTTCCTTGGCGGGGTCAACCCATGCCCATCCGCGCGGCATCCAGCGCGCAGCCTTAAAACGATCGGGTGCTAGCTCGTAGCCGGGCAGTGATAGCGCATTGCTCAGCACTGCCAGCTCAATCCACTCGTGGAACACGCGGCGGTGGAAGTTCTCGATCATCCACGATTGCAGAATCCGCCAATGGTCGCGGTCTTCAATCAGGCTGAGCCGGCTACTGCTGTAGTTGGTCTGGCTGAAGTCGCGCGAGATCGTCTCGTAGCTGCAACCGATGCCTGCAGCCATGGCGCGCAGCATCGCGCGCAGGAACGGCTCGAACTGACCATCGGGGCTGTCTAGGCTCGGCACCGTAACTTGCTCGCCGGGATTCAGATACTTGAAGACTCCAGGCTCGAAGTTGCTGACGCGCTCGCCGTCCATGACGTCATCACCGATCAGCTCACCTTCAGGGCTGGTGATAAAGCCCATCAGCGCGCTGCTGGCCCGTGCCCGCACCACCTCGGCCTGCTCATAGCCAGCCAGGTGATGCAGTCGCTGGATTGCGCTGGCGAACCATGTGACGCCTCTCGTCTGGCCGGGGCGCTCGGCGCGGTAGAGGTGAATGATCTCCTCGGCCGGGATGCGCTTGTGGCGCTGCGTGCTGATCTGCTGGTTGCTGAACTGGTAATCGCCCGGGTGATACGCCAGGAAGTGGTACGCAATCGGCCTGCCCCAGCCGTCAACCTCGACGCCCATGCGGATCTCGTTGCCCTGCTGGCTGCGGCCGTTCAGGCCATCGTCAAGCTGGTCCGCCTCAATCACCTCCATCGCCAGCGGGATGGTGCTGCCACCAAAGCTCTGCCGCACAAGTCGGACGAACACCTCGCCGCTCTCGGCGCAGGCGCGGATCACCAACCTTTCGATGTCGGCAAAGCTTAGTTTGCCGCCGGTGTGGCAATGCCGCGCAGTTGTCCATTGACGCCATGCCGCCTCAATCGCATCGTTGACCTGCGTATCAAGCCTGCCGCCGCGCTGCATCCGAACCTGCGACTGAAACGGGATGCCCTGCCCGATCACATTGCCTTCAATCGCGCGCAATGCCTGCCGCGCGTAGTCGTTGTCCCTGCACAGCTGCCGCGCGCGATCGCGCAGCTTCTGCGCTGATCCATAAATCTCACTGTCGGCGCTGGTGTTGCCTGTCACCCAGTCCGCGGTCAGCCTGCTGAACTGCGCGCCTTGGTACATCCGCCGCCGCGGTGCTGATGGTGTCGCCTGTTGCCTGCGCTTCTTGGCCATCAGCTGAACCTCACGAATAGGTTGTGGGGATTGCCCAGGCCATTGGCCGCAAGATCGGCAGCCTGCTCGCGCTTCACATCGGATTTGAGCTTGGCCTCCAGCTGCAGCAGCTCCGTTAGCGGCAGCTTCTTCAGCCGCCTGCTGCCGATGGTGTACTCAGCAACCGCGCCGCCCGATACCATCGCGCGGATCGCAGCCTGCACCGCATCCAGATCCTTCTGTGCTTGGCTGCGGCCATCAAATGCGCCAGGCGTGCCGGCATAGTTCAACGCCGCCAGCACTTCAAGCTGGCCAGCACCGAGCGTTAGCTTCTCACTGCCGGCAGTAGCGATCGCCTGCCAATACCACTGCCCTGCATCGAACCCGACGCTGGTGGCCGCGGCGATGGTCAGCTCCCAGCCTTGACCGTATGCGGTGCCGGTGATGGTTGCGCCTTCGCTTGCGGTATTGGTGCGCAGGTAATACGTCAGCGTCCAAGTGCTGCTAGTGACGGCATTGCCAAACGCATCCACGCTGGCATCATCCCGCCACTTCACCGTGTCGCCGGCTCGGATTGTCGCAGGGATGTTCACCGTTACCAGTTGCTGAGGAAGGCTGACCCAGCCTTAGCTGATCTTAGCGATGACTTAGCGCGTGCTTCTGCTGGCTTGTCAAGTTGATCCCATATCGTCCGCCGGTCGTACTTCGTATACAGGTGGCACAGCGCCGCATAGGCATAGACCAAGCAATCCAGCGCCTCATTTCGCGCTGATGGCTTCTTGACCCATTCGCGCACCGGGAACCCTGAGCGGTTGTATCGCATCACCTGCTTCTCGGCGGTCAGCTGCTCGAAGTAGTCAACCGTTGCATCCATGTGGAAGTGCAGGTAGCCGGGCCCGGGCTCGCTATGCCTGATCCGACCAAACAGCGTGGTCTTGATCGTGTCGCTGCCGACCGGATGCACCACCGCGCCGCGCTTCATGGTCTGGCCCTTGGCGTTGAGATCCACCCGGCTGCCCTTGCCGATCGGTGGCTTGCCGCGCTGGCTGGCGCCCTTGATCGCAATGACGCCCTGCCGGCCACGCTCGCGTGCGTACTGATAAACCTCCGCCGTGAAATGGCCGCCGCTGTCGATCGCCACCACATGCGGTCGGATGCCATGCCCCTGCGCGTGCGGCCATTCGCGTAGTACCAGCTGATCCAACTGCTTCCATAGGTCTGCGCGGCTCGGGTCACCGTGGATCTCTTGGTGATCCAACAGCCAGCCTTCCTCGTCGCGTCCCCATGCCCAGACGCTGATCGCCAGCCGGTTGTCCTGCACGTCAACGCCGACCGTGATGGCCGACGCACCATCTGGCACAGTGCCGGGCTTGTAATGCTCGCAGCGCTCCAGCAGGCCGCTGGCGCTCACCTTGCTGGCGTAGTCCTCTGCGAACGTCTCAGCCAGTCGCGTATTGACGAAGCTCTTAAGCATCGGCGCATCCGCCTTGCTGCGCATGAACTCGTCAACCATGTCGCCCCAGCTCAGCCAGCCGAGCGGTGAATAGAGCCCACTCAGCTGAAAGCCAGCAGTCTTACCGCCATCGCCAGGCGCAGTGGCGCGCCATTCACCTCCACGCAGCATGGCCGGCTTATGCAGCTCTCCGAATCGTTCCTTGCACGCCTCGCATTCATACGTCGCGCTGCCCGGATCATCCTTCTCCCACTTGAGCTGCGACCACTTCAGCCATTGCATCGCACTGCAGCTTGGGCATGGCACGAAGTAGCGGCGCTGATCACTGCGTTCATACTCCGCCTCGATACGGCTGAAGTCCTTGATGGTCGGCGTACTGGTCAGCAGGATCTTCCGCCGCGCGAACGTCGTAGCCCGCTTCTCGGCCAGGCTGACCGGATCGCCCTCGCCGTCAACGTCCAGCGGGAAGGCGTCCACCTCGTCGAGGAAGATGTAGCGGCACGGCGTCGATCGCAGCCCAGTGGCTGAGTTACTGCCGGTGAGCAGGAGCATTCCGCCTGGAAACTCCTTGCTGAACATGGTGTTGCCGCTGTCCCTGCTGCGGCTTGGTGCGATCCGCTCCGCCAGCACTGGCGTATCGGTGATCATGCTCTCAAGGCGCTGCTTGCTCAGGCGCTTGGCCATCTCAACCGTGGGCTGCACCGCCAGCAGTGGGCCCGGCGCATGGTGGATGACATAGCCGAGCCAGTTGCTACCGGCTTCGG